AAAACTGCCTCCTACAGAAGAATTCCAACCAAATTTATTGATAGCAGAATGGTTAGAAACGTGTCCACGAGCTACTTGAAGATTAAATGATTCAGTTTTACGAGTAGCGGTAGCAGATGGATTTTGAAAATTACTCATTACACATTTCCATATAGCAATTATGAGTAGGTTTTGCTAACATCTGTCTAGTCCAATCTAATTCTTGAATCAATCGGTTATACCACGCCTGATCCATTGGATCATGTGCTTTTGCCATATCTTCTTTTAATTGCCCAATTCTTACGTTAATATATTTTTCTGCCTTACTCATCGCACCATCCTTTTTTAGCTCCACCATCATAAGAACGAGCTAAACCTTTATCAATTAAAATGTCAGAATAAAGAAGACCGTCTAGATACACATTTGAAAGTATACGTCCTCCATATTTATCCCATTTGAGATCTTTAAACTCAATAGTTTTCGCAGCGCGAAATAACTTGTTAGCAGTTTGTCTACCAATGAGAGCTAGTTCTTTTTCTTTTTCACACTTGCCTTTTATCTCAGGAGTATCAATACCAAGTACTCTAACACTCATTCTACTTAGTTTGCCAGGAAGTACGGGTGCAGAAACATAACAAGTGTCTCCATCATAACAAACATTGCCACGATACTCACGCATCTGTAAAAAATCAGAAGCAAACGCTAAGTTTGCAAATAAAATTACAGCTATACCAAAAGAAAATCCAGCTAATAATTCCAATCCGAATTTATCAATTTTTTTCATTTTTACTCCTAATCATCATGTATTCTATAATACCAGTCTATCATATAGCAAATAAAAAAGATTACAACTACAAGGAAAATACAGAATAAGATAGCAAGTGCGTTATTCATATACACGAATCTTTGCAGGATCAGCTAATGTTGGTTTACAAATAGCACTATAATTTCTCTGTTTGCCTAGCCTTTCAGCAAAGTATAAGCATCTATTTATATCATAAAAATACATTGAAGATCCTCTTTGTTCTGTCCCATTTATCATTAATATTAACATAAAAACATGAATCATAAAATTACCGCGAATAAAAAGATAAACAAAACAATCGCTGCTCCTACTACTGCCGCAATAATACCAAATTGCTTTAAAGTCTCTTCAAATTCTTTTTCTTTTGCTCTTTTTTCGCGTTTAATTTGTGCGACTCGTTCTCTCTCTTCTTGTATTCTTTTAGCTCTCGTATCAACTATAGTTTGCCAAGTATCTGGACCAAAACGCAAATTAATCATGTTTTTCATTTCTTGCATTTTTTCTTGAGCTATTTTTGCATCGATTACTTCTTGAGCTACAGTTTTGATTCCTAGTTGGTCGCCAATCCCAACACCTGCTTTTTTACTGCGTTTATGTTCAATCTCTTCCTGACCACGGAAGAGTCCGTCTACAGCGCCCGCAATCTCACCTATGTCTTTTGCTGTGTCTATGTTTGACTTTATAAATTCTACACTTGCTTTTACAAGTGCGATTCCTGCCATTGCTTCCGCTAACATGTCTTTCTCCCACGGTTTATAAACCGTAAAACGTAATTCCCTCAACTAAATTATAGCTGAAACAGAAAAGTAGTCCAATTGAAAAACCACACCTCAAAATAGAAGTGTGGTTATAGGTAGATTTTAATATTTCTAAAGACCGTTTGGTACAATCACGTAATGGATAGCCAATACTACCCCAACAGAAGCAGCAAGTCCGACCATCATTTTTAAAAAGTCTTTTCCTATTAGGGGGAATACAACTTTAAACTTTTCCTTGCCTGTCATAGTTGCCATAGCAAGTTCACGTCCACATAGTAATCCAACGAACACCCAAGTTGTTGACATAGGTATATCGTTAAGCTCTTTAAAGAAGAATAAGATAACCCAATATACGGCATCAATAATTGTAGCAGAACGAACATAACGAGTATTATGCTTCTCTAAAACAATATTTTGAATCTTACCTCCACCTTCTCTGAACATAAACCAAAGCCCGCCTACAAAGATAGCAGAAATTGCAAACATCATGTCAGCAGGAATTTGTCTTGGTAAAAACACCGCAATATTTGCGATATCATGAGATAACCAAGTCCACCATAAAAAGCCAGTAGTAACCCATTGTCCAATTCTCCACCAGCGTTTATGTTCTTCTTTAACTGGTCTAGATTCGTCTAAAATTTTAGTTACACAAATCCAAATAACATAAGCAGCTACAGCAGCAACAGCATATCCCATCATAGATTTCATCAACATTTTTTCTAAAATAAAAGTAGAAGCAAAAGCTGAAAGTACTAAAAATGATGTGCTTACAGGCACACCGATCCGCGTTAGTAAAAGTAGAAGTCCAGGGGCTAACGCGTGATACCACTGAATTTCTTGAAAGGGTATTTTATTCAGTCTTCCATAGGAGATGTCTCCCCCATAAGTAAACCATCCGTACCATAATGCCCACAACAAAACAGACGAAGCAGCAAGCCACATCGTCCTCCAATGAAATCGTTCGTTGTTAGAAGCAATCCAAGTACCGAGAGTTTGTACTGAATCATTTGCTATAACTGAATACGCAGCAAATAAAAAACCAACACCCATCCAAAGAGTTAAAAGTTCCATTTTAATTTCTCCTTAGAAAAGTAATAAGAGGCCACTAGACCTCTTATTTTCATTATATTACAAAATTGTTACAGTTTTGTGAAATTTGAAAAATTAAAATTGGCTGTGGAGGATGGAGTCGAACCATCACGCCTTTCGGCACACGAGAAACAGTCGTGCGTGTCTACCAGTTTCACCACCCCACAATAAATTATGCTGCGAGTTGAAGCTGGGTATCTAGCGCCGCTATCATACGGGTCATACCGATACCCCCACCTACGCGAGGGAAAAAGTCAAACTTTAAAAATTCCTCAAGTTCAGCCTCTACACGTTCTTTGCCAAACAGTTCAAAGAGTAGATTTGCGTAGGCTCCCTCAGTGATAGTATGAAAAGTGTCACGCATCATCTCAACGTCACAAGAACGTTCAGCTGAACCAATAGTTTCCATGCCGCCAAGAATTACATCAATTTTTTTAGAGTGAATTCCATCTTCATAACGGCTCATGTTCCAGAACGGAGAAGTAAACTCAGGGAAGTCAGTAATCATAGCAGTACTAAAATCATTAAACATTGCGGTTTCATGCACTGCTTCAAGTTCTCCATCAACCTTATAGTGCTTTTGCCATGCCTCATAGGTCTTCTCAATCGGTCGATCAAAGCCAAGATAATCTACAAGTTCATATTCCATCTTTTTAAGGTCTACAATGTCACCGGGCATTTCAAATTCAAACATTGGGAAGATAATATCATGCCTACCAGGAATAGCGTTAGGTTCTTGTCTGTATGAAGTTGAGACACAAAAAAAGCCCTTTTCATTGGGCTGAGAGAGTAATTCATGTTCTAACCACATCTGACCAGTTTGTGGAAGAGGCCAAACTTGACCAGCATAGTTATAAGTAGCAACGTTAAACGGATCTTCGCAAGCTGCAAGGATAGAAAGACGATTCTGTGTGTGAACTTCTTTAAAACCTTTATCTAAAAAAAATGACCTTAAAAGGCCAACAGTGTGAGTAAATTTTGTAGGAGAGATTAGTTGAGTCATTATTATACCTTTCTTGTATATAAAAAGACGCGCAGATTTAAAACCTGCGCTCAAATTAACCAATTATATAAGAAGTATAACCAGTGAGCAATATCAAATTATATTTTTATTAAGATATTGCTCTCATTCTTGTTACGAGTCGATCAGCACGCTTAGTAACTTGTCGGTACCAACGGGAATCTACCATTTCAGTAGCTGCAGCCATCCAGTCACGCGCATCTACCCCACGCTTCATTCCCTTAAATTTCGATAAGCGAGGGCGACCCATATTGAACATCATGTTAGCGATTATTCTTTTAGCTTCTTCTGGCAAATCGTCAAAGTCTGGGTATAGTTCGTAGCAGTCAGACACGACTGTTTTGATATCTTCGTTGAAGGCTTCAACACATCTATCATTACTGACGGCTGTGCCGACTTCCCATCCATGTTCTGGATCGGATTCTCTAACGAGATGACCAATACCAAAAGTAGGCAGACCGAGATGATCCAAATAGATTTCTTCCACATTTCCTTCATCATACTCAATCTCTTCTCTTAATTTTTCAATATTCATAAAATTTTCCTTTTTAAATAAATTTCTGTACAAACCTAATTGATTATAGTATTTAAATTTGTACGTTTTTTAAAAATAAACAAGATTAATATAGAACTCTACATCTTACTTTTTTATTTTATGTTAATCATAACTCTTTTTTACATGAGCATGATTTTTATACCAATCTTCTCTATCTTTTTGCATTTCTTCGCGCTTCTTTTTTGTTTTACGAAGTTCTTGTTTATCTAACCATGTAACTTTTGAATCCCACGTATCACGTCGGACAGGGATAATTTGACATATAGGAGTTCCTGCAGGTATCATAATTTCTGAACCCCCTGGCTCAAGCATTGAGTGAATAAAAGGTATATTTACTATATTATCAAAAGTATCAGTATCTACAAGTCCTGTAAGAGGGATAATAGGACTATCAAGTCTGTTTAAAGGCGGTAAAAATAACAATGAATAGTCTTTTGGTGTTTCTATACGCCAAGGATTCATCCATTTAAGAACTGTAAAAGATTCCATAGGAGAACCTGGCATCTGTCGCAT